CGTATCTTGGGTGGTCTAAATGGATGATGGTCGGCTAAAAGCAATCCTACAAGGCGAGATCGACAACGCCATTGGTTTCTTAGAGACAGAGACCGTCGAGCAACGTAAGAACGCGCTTACCGCGTATATGAGGGACCCGTACGGCAACGAGGTCGAGGGCAGGTCTCAGATTGTTACGGGTGAGGTCGCAGAGGCTGTAGACGGGATGCTGCCGCCTCTTATGCGTCTCTTTACCTCTGCGGATCAGATCGGTGTTTTCGAGCCTGTAGGCCCAGGCGATGAGCCATTAGCTAAACAAGCAACCGAATACTGCAACTGGGTGCTGATGAAGCAAAACCCAGGTATTGCAATCATGCACGATTGGTTTAAGGACGCGATCCTTCAAAAGGTCGGGATCGTTAAGGCTTACTGGGATGACTCTATTTCGGTCAATAAGGAGCAATACGCGAACCTGACCGACGATGAACTTGCGATGCTTTTGTCTGATGGGACGATGGAGATCGCAGGTCAAGAGACGATAGAGCAAGAGATGGACGGGCAAGTCATGCGTGTCCATAACGTGGCTCTGATGAGAAAGACCAAGGCAGGCAGGGTCAAGGTCGAGAATGTGCCTCCAGAGGAGTTCCTGATCTCTAAGGCAGGCAAGACCGTGAGAGACACGCCATTTGTCGCTCACAGAAAGCTCATCACGAGGTCAGACCTAATTGCTATGGGGTTCGATGCCGAGATCATCATGAACCTGCCGGTATACAACGACCTTGAGTTCTCTGCGGAATACATTGCAAGATACAACCGAGACGAGCAGCCCTTTATGGAGCCTAGTCTCGATAAGTCGATGCAGACGGTTGAGGTGTTTGAGTGCTACCTAAAGACTGATTACGATGGTGATGGGATTGCGGAGCTAAGGCAGGTTTACTTCTCTGGGAACGAGATACTTGCAAATGAAGAAACCGACTACGTTCCGTTCTACTCTATTTGCCCTATTCCGATACCTCATCGCTTTTTTGGGGATTGTCCTGCTGATCGTACAGTCGATCTCCAGCTTATCAAGACTACTGTAACGAGGCAGATGCTGGACAATATGTACCTTCAGAACAATACCCGCATGGGTGCTGTCGAAGGTCAGGTCAACCTGGATGACCTCTTAAGCGTTACGCCTGGTGGTGTGGTCAGGCTCAAGAATCCTGCCGCTCTAGTCCCGATACAAACGCCTCCTGTCGGCCAGCAAGCCTTCCCGCTTCTTGAATACTTAGACCAGGTTCAAGCTAAGAGAACGGGTCTCACAGAGGCTTCCCAGGGCTTAGACCCCAACATCTTGCAGAACGTGACTGCTGCGGCGATTGCTGCGCTCACACAAGCGTCACAGGGCAAGATCGAACTCATTGCTCGTGTTTTTGCTGAGACAGGTGTAAAAGACTTATTCAAAGGACTCTTACATCTCTTATGCAAGTATCAGGACAAGGCAGTCATCCTGCGGATGCGTGGGCAGTACGTCCAGTACGATCCGAGAGAGTGGTCGAACCAATACGATGTCTCAGTGAATGTGGGTCTTGGGACAGGCAACATCGAGCAAAAGATGGCGATGCTCTCAATGGTTCTCTCAAAGCAAGAGCAGATGCTTCAGATGTTGGGTCCAAACAATCCTTTAGTGTCGCTCTCGCAATATCGTGCAACGCTCGGAAAACTGGTTGAGGCGGCAGGGTTTGCGGATTCTGCTGAGTTCTTCAAGCCTGTCACACAAGAGGTCGATCAAGCCCTTGCTCAACCTCAGCAACAAGGTCCAGATCCTGCGGTCCAGATGATGATGGCTCAAGCTCAAGCAGACATCGAGATCAAGCGTCAGAAAGCAATGGCCGACATCCAGCTTGCAAGAGAGAAGGCCATAGCCGAGTTGGAGCTTAAGAAGATGGAGTTCGAGGCCGAGGCTCAGATGAAGGCTATGAAGGTAGGCGCAGGCATAACCAGCAACATCGAGATACCAGGGTAATCATGGCTACTTACAACGGCTATACAACGGACCAGCTTAGGGCGTTTGTCGATCAATACTTCTCAAACCCTAACAGCGCGGACATCCAATATTTGCGTAACCAAGGGTTGATTCCGAACACAAACCCTGACACTCTTTTGTACTTTGGCCTAACAAACATGTTAGGTTTTAGTCCTGATGTGGCTAGGTCTGCCGTGTCGGATGTTTTTGCTCCACCGCCGCAAGAAGAGCCTCCGCCTTACGAGCCTCCTCCTGTTTACCAACCTCCTCCGGTATATACAGCAACGGATGGCACTACGTTCAGCAGTGAGTCCGATAGAAACAACTATCAAACAGCAATAAACGCGCAGCAAAAGCTACGCACAGACGCGCAAGCCATAGGCATCAACTTGCCTTCATCGTGGTTTGTGATGACACCTCAGCAACAGTTTGACTGGTACGTTTCTAACAAGTTTGGTAGCGACAAATTAAGGGCTTTGGGCGTAACTGATGCGAATCTGCTGAAGGCTGTAGATGACGCAATCAAGCCATTGACTGTAACGGATGTCGTTAATACGATCTCACAGCCAGTAAATCAGGGCGCAAACAATCAGACAGTCAATCAGACAACAAATAATCAGACGGTAGATCAAACCGTAAACCAAACGGTTAACCAGGGGTCTACCGTGGCTGCGCCAACTCTACAGTCATGGCAGAAGTTAGATGCTTCTGGGAACATCGTTCCCAAGACGATGGCCGACTACACATTTACGGAGATGGTTCCGTTTGCCCAAAACTTACTGACGCAACAAGCAAGCTCTGGGAAATATTACTCGCCTGATGAGTTCAGAGTGTTCGCAGGACAACAGGGTGTTCCTGATAGCCAAATGGCTGCATTGGTTGCAAGCCTTAACTTCCCAAAAGCTCCCGTCGTACAACAACCCGCCGTTAATCAGCCTGTAAACAACGCAAAACCACTGTCTGCGTACACGAGCGCAGAGATGATTCCGTATATACAGAATCTATTCAAAGACAATCCCAACGTATCCGCGCAGATGATTAGGCAGTATGCTATGTCGCAGAACGTCCCTGCGAGCGTGATTGATGCGGCTTTGAGTGGTGTACAAATACCAACTGCTAACTTTGTGCCTTTTACTGTTGGCGGCGGTACAACTTCACTAAAAGCACCTACAACTGATTTCTTTTACGGCGCAGGCCCGACACAGCAAGCCCCGTTTATGTTCAAGTCTGGTGCGGCTGGATATACCCGTTTATTACCGCAATCCCTAGAGTTTGGTGTTCCTGCTGTCACTGGGACTAAGCCAGCATTTCAGCCTGGTATCTTCGATAAAGAGCAACTTCAAAAAAGTTATGAGGCTCAGACCGGAGCAACCTACGGCGGCGAGTCGGTTCAAGATCAGTTGCAGCAAGCAAGTTACAAAGGCGGCAAGATAACCAAAGAGAAGATTGCTTACGAGAAGGGCGGCAAAGTAAAGGGTCTGCTAGGCCCAAATCCTCCGACTCCAGATGATGGTTACGGAAGTCTCCAGGTCGGTGAGTACGTCATCCGCAAGAAAGCGGTCAACAAATACGGTGAGGATTTCTTGAAAGCACTTAACGAATCACGGTTACCTAAAGACAAGGTTAAGAGTCTCTTATGACGAAATGGGAGCGAGCCAAGGCTTTACTTGGCGATGAGTTTCTGCAAGAAGTCTTTGCTGAGTTGGAAAAAGACAACATCTTGCGTATCATCAACAGCAATCCTGATGAGATTGACAAACGCGAAGAGGCTTACGGGTCGATTCGGGCAGTCAATCAGGTAAAAGCCCGTTTGGAAGCTATTGCCGCCGAAGGCGAGATGGTGAAAAAACGGTTTCGTATATTTTGAATTGAGGTTAGTTTATGGAAGGCAGCAACCCGCAAGGGACTAGCTTGACAGTGGGACAGGCAGCAAATGCGTTTCTAGGGATGATGGGTGGCGGCGAACCTCCGCAGGAGCAAGTTCAAGACCAACCAGACGAGCAAGAGCTTGTTGCCAGTGAATCTGAGCCAGAGGAGTCTGGAGAGGAAGTTCAAGAGGAGGAACAGCGTTTCGTAGTCAAAGCAGCAGGCGAAGAACGCGAGGTGACCCTCCAAGAACTGATCGAAGGCTACCAAAAGGGTACGGATTACCACAAAAAGACTAATCAGCTTGCCGAGCAGAGAAAGACGGTCGAGGCCGAGAAAGCTGCAATCGAGCAAGCAAAGCAGGCGAGAGATGCTTACTCAGAGCGTTTGAAGGTGATGGATAACTTCCTGTCACAGCAGATGCAGGGTGAGGATATTGAAAGTCTGAAGGAAACCGATCCGATTGCTTATGCAGTCAAGGTCGCAGAACGTACGCAGCAAGAAAAGCAGTTGGCTCAATTACGCGCTGAACAGCAACGCATTGCCAGAGAGCAACAGGCCGAGCATGAAGCTGTAATGGAGAGGCGTCTTGTTGAGGAAGCTAAAAGGGTTGCCGAGGCAATTCCTGATTACGCGCATCCTGAGAAGGGTGAGAAGGTACGGTCTGAACTTCGGAGTTTTGCCAAGTCCATCGGGTATTCGGACGCTGAACTGGCAAATGCAACAGACTCTCGTGCTGTGTTGACATTGTGGATGGCAAGCCAGTACCAGAAACTGCAAAAGGCCAAGCCTGGTGTGACCAAGAAGGTCGCCGAGGCTCCCAAGATGCTTAGGTCTGGGAACGCGACAGGTAAGACCATAGCCACAGAAGCTGCAAAACATGACTTTGCGCGGCTGAAAAAGACGGGATCTCGTCAAGACGCTGCAAGGGTTTTTGAAA